AACGGGTACGTATAAAGAAGAATACGGCGACGGATCAAAAGGCTGGCACGTTGAGCGAGGCGCACCAGTTAAGCCAACGGGCGGCCGTATATTGCTATTTGAAAGTAGTAGAGTAGAACGCGACGGCATTAAAAAGATGCACAAAAACATTGATAGTTGTAAATTCCCGTTGTAATAATTAACTTTACACGTTTCATAATTGTTCTAGGCCACCTTTCGGGGTGGCTTTTTTGTTTTCCTAAAAATTTTTTAAAAATATTTTGCGTCTGTAACCCCCGTAAATACTAGCATTTAAAAAATAATGTTAAAAAAATGCAACTTTTTTTTGTTAATAACGATTAAGTGTATATATTTGCATATACAAAAACGCTAACAACATGACAACACAACAAATTATTCAAGAAGAAGCCCGCCTCTGGAACGCTTACGAAGCTACACGCGACGCGCTAGGTTACGACCATGCCTACACCCGCCTGGCTTTTGCCCTTTACAACGAAATGTTAAAACACTTAATAGCAGCAATATGAAAAACTTAATTAACGAATACCGCGCATTTAACAAAGACGAAAAAGATTTAGCGCATAGCATCCTAGTAGGAATAGTTTTGTTTATTGGTTTCTTTTGGTTGGTAAGTACAAACACCCCACCACGTTTAGACCACTCGACAACAGATCCGCAAACATACAAGCAAAACACGTACGAATTAAAGACAAGTTATAACAAGTACATGAACCATGTATACAATGACAAATTTAAATAACATGATAGCACCAGAAATTAAAGACTTTGAAGTTTACAAGGCACACGGCAAAAACTTTGTTTACTTAATGGTTACCCTATGGGATGAGGGCGACACAAAAACGAACGGAGAAATACTAGCCGAATACGAAATAGAAATTTACGACGCTTACGCAAATTATAAAATAACTAAAAAAACATATAATGAAACACTTACTATTAAACAAACCCGCCAATGTGACGAACGCTTTATTAAGCTTTACGAAGACAACTACTTCGAAGACGACTATGTCACCGAATACAACGACGAATACCATTTCTCCACTGACTGGCCCATTTAACCGCTACCAAATAAACCGATTTTGGACTAACTTTAACGAGGGTCTTTATAACCGAATTTGTGAAATTAAAATGCAAGAAATATGAGCTGCCAACCATTAAAAAAAATAAATCAACCAAAAAAAGTTAAAAAGTTTATGCCTACAAAATGCAATGAAAATAGATTAATAAAACCAGCTAAAAAATTCTTACTTGAATATATGAGTGACGGTAAAATAAAAACGCCTTCTGACTTTGACTGGGACATATTAGGAAAAATGGATTATGATTTTATGCTTACTGGTATACCGCAATGGAATTTAACGCCTTTTTTTGTAGCATTAGGACAACTTGTAGAAGAAGGAAAGGTAATACACAAAGAACTAAAAGACGGAACTCAAACGTATAAAATAAATAAGCTATGACACCAAAAGAAAAAGCAGAAGAATTAGTAGATAAAATGAAATACCCTATGGATGGTGTTTATATAATAAGTCATGTTGCTAACGAACTTGCATTGATTGCAGTTGATGAGGTAATTAGTAGTATGACAGTTGCAACATCTGTACATTTACCATATTGGCAACAAGTAAAACACGAAATAGAAAAGCTATGAAATACTTACTAACCTACTACGTCGGAACTAAAGCGGTTCAAAGCTGGCGTTTTTATTCTAAAACTATGGCCTATGCCATGAAGTCGGAACTACTATATACAAACAACTTTAACCTAGGTAAGTTTAAAATAACGGAAATATGAAAAACAAAATAGCACTTATTCACGAACTTATAGCGGCTTACGACTTAACAAACAAGTGTAGAGATCGCGGATTGATTTACAAACGCGCGTTCCTATACCACGAACTTAGAACTAGCGGCTTTAGCCTTTCGCAAATTGGTGAAATATTCGGTAAGCACCACGCTACTATAATTCATGGGCTTAAAACGCATGAAAACCTAATGGGTTATAACGACGAAGACTACAAGTTCGAAACTATACAACTCAAACAACAACTAGAGGGCAGCGTATTGATATTCCCAGAAGAAAGCACGGCTAAAAAACGCGACCTAAAAACGGACATTATAGAGGCCCGAACTATTCGCGACTTCAAACGTATTCGACGACGTGTTAAGCTAGGTGTTTACGAAAAACTTTTAGCGGAAAGCAACCTTTTAGAAAAATAAACGTTATATTTGTACATGAGTTGGTCCGACACCATAAACTCAAAGGAATTATTGAAGCCTTATAATGAAGCGAAAGTCGGACCTCGCGGATTTATGGGGCTTTTTTATTGCCTAAAAATTAAACAATGAGCAAAGAACTACCATTCTTTAAATTTAACGCGACCGAATGGATCACGGGAAATATAAGCTACGAAAGTTTTGAGTTGCAAGGCGCTTTTATAAGCGTATGCGCTGAATACTGGAATAGGAATAATTGCCTAACCATAGAGGAGGCAAAGCTGCGCTTAAGAAATTCAGAATTAATTGAAAAATTGATTGAAAAAAATTATTTAAAGACGAAAAAAACTTTTTTAGTAATTTCTTTTTTAGATTTAGAGCGTAAAGAAATAACCGCTAAACGTTTGAAACTCAGCGAGTCGGGTCGTAAGGGTGGCTTAAGCAAGGCTAAAGCGACGCTAAAGCCAGGCTCTAGCATTAAAGAAGTAGATAAAGATAAAGAAATAGATAGTATTAAAGAGCGCAAACAAATGTTTGCTTCTAGTCTAGTTCCTTTTGTAGAATTGTACGGAAAAGAAATGGTAAGACAGTTTTACGAGTATTGGACAGAACACGGACCTAAAGACAAAAAGATGCGCTTTGAAAAGCAAACTAGCTTTAATTTAGAACTACGAATAAAGCGATGGAATCAAAAACAAGTAGACGCAAGCAAACCTATATACAAACAACCAGCACCAATTTGGGAATAAATGTACACTAGACTACAAAACTTAAATTCGGAAATGTTCGAAATACGCCTACAAAAAGACGTAAAAGGAAAAGGCATTGGTTGGGACTGGGATATGTTACCCTTTACAATCAAAGAGGGTTGTACTACTTACATAGGCTCAGCACCCGCAAGCGGTAAAACAGAACTATGGTTTGAATTTCTTATAAACCTTTCGTGTTTACATGGCTGGCGACACGTGGTATTCAGCCCAGAAACTGGAAGCGCTGCCGAAATATACGCCGAACTTTGCTATAAATACATAGGCAAACCATACGTGCAAGGCCAGAACGCAATGACAAACGGCGAACAAGTAAGCGCCGAAATGTTTGTAAACGAGCATTTCATCGTAATTGATCCTATTGACGAAGACCTAACCATAACCAAATTTTACGACCTAGTAGACGAAATCGAACGCAAAGAGGGGATTAAAATACACACCACTACAATAGACCCGTGGAATGAGTTAAGCGAAGAATACCAACAAAGCGACCTAGGACGCGAAGACAAGTATTTAAGTCGCATTTTAGGGCAAGTTCGTAAGAACGCACGTAAAACGGGCCGACACAACTGCGTTATAAACCACGTAAGGGACCAACCAATGGTAACTAGTAAAACAATAGCTGGAACAGACGTTAGTTATTTCCCTATTCCTAGCGCGCGCGACTTTGCGGGCGGTCAAGTATGGTTTAGAAAAGGTCTAAGCGTGTTAATTCCTTGGCGACCTCCTTACGGACTAGCAAATAGCGACGGAACGGGCGCAGAAAAAAACGAAGTACATTTGAAAGTAGCAAAGAGTAAACCCAAAGGCGTGTCAAAAAACGGAATCTACAAAATGTTTCTAGACGTAGATCGCTACCAATACTATATGTTAGATTACAAAGGAAATAGAGTTTACGCCAATAGGGGAACTTATTACAAACCAGAACACCAAACAAAAACACCTTTTTAAACATGGAACTAGGACTTGAAATAATAAAAACACGGGCTAACCTTTGGGCTATTCAGCAAAGAATAAAGACCGCACGTGAACAAATACTTAAAACAAGACCCGAAGCAAAGGACTACATACAAGGCGCAGAAAAAAGCGAACAAGAATTGCTAGAGGCTATTTCGTTTTTTAGTAGACTACACGAACACGCAGTAGCGATAAGTAGAGAAAATACAATTCTCGCTAGCCGAAACATAGATCTATTACAAAGGGTTAAAGAACTAGAAATAGAAATACAAACACAAAGCTTTTGATAATGCCACGTTGTAAGAATTGCAAAGACAAGTTCGAACCCATACGCTTCAACCATAAATTTTGCCTAAAAGACGAATGCGTTAAGGCTTTTGTAGAAGAAGTTAAAACGGCATCATGGAAAAACACGAAAAAGAAATGGACAACCGAACTAAAGACAACAACCGACTGGCTTAAAGACGCACAAAAAGTATTCAATACCTACATACGTAAACGCGACGAGGGTAAACCTTGCATTTCATGCAACCAACCGCCCAAGAAAAAGAACGCGGGCCACTATTATAGCCAAGGCGGTCACTCAAACGTAAGGTTTGACGAAGACAACGTGCATTTACAATGCGAACACTGCAACACTTTTTTGTCTGGCAATCTTTTGAACTACCAAATAGGCATAGAACAACGCATAGGCGCCGCCAAATTAATAGAATTACAAGGCCGAGCGCACCTAGAGAAACGCTGGGACGTCGAAGAACTTAAAGAACTAATAAAAATATACAAGAAAAAAATAAACCAAATACCATGATAAAAATAGAAATTACAGACGAGCAAATTTTACAAGCGCAAAAGCTTTACAACTTTAAGGCGCTAACAAATTCAATAACGCAAGGCGAAAGTCAAATATACGGGGCGCTAGGTGAGGTTATTGCTATGCACTTTTTGCGATCAATAAACAAACCCGTGCAATACGTAGGCAGTTACGACAACGACCTAGAAATAAACGGAAAAAAAATAGACGTTAAGACCATACAAACCGATAAAGAACCTACAAACGACTTCAACGCCAATATAGACGCAAGTAACACTAGACAAAAAACAGACTTCTATTTATGGTGTAGCGTTTCTAAAAGCATGAAATACGGATATATTATAGGCTACCTAGCAAAAGACGAATTTTATAAAATAGCTCAACTAAAGAAAAAAGGCGAAATAGACTGGGGTAGCTGGGTATTCAAAAGCGACACGTACACCACCAGAATAAAAAATATAAAAAAATTTACTTAAAAAGTTTGTATATCGAAATATCTTTATATATTTGCATATAGTTAACACTTAAAAACAACAAGTTATGAAACATTTATTCAAAGCGCTTGCGGCTTTTCAGCAAGAAGTACCAGTAATCCACAAAGGTACGCAAGGGTTTGGCTATTCTTATTCGGACTTACCCGCAATTTTTAAAGTAATTAACCCGCTACTAGCAAAACACGGGCTAGGATTTACCCAAAACCTACACACTAAAGACGGCGAAAACTACATTTGTACAATTATTTTTCACGTAGAGTCTGGCGAAAACATGGAAAGCATGGTTGCTATTCCTAGCGTAAGCCTTAAAGGAATGAACGACTACCAGTCGTTTGGTTCGGGCGCGACCTACTACCGAAGGTATGCCATCTCGGCGGCCCTCACACTTGTTACGGACAAAGACACGGACGCAAGCGGCGAACAAGTAAAACACGAACCAAAGAAAAAGCCTATTGACCAAAAGCGTTTCAGCGCAGCGGTGCAAGCTATCGCAAAAGGTGAATATACCCGCGAAAAGCTAGAAGCTAGCTTTGAATTAACCGAAGGACAAACCGATATGCTTAACGCGTTATGAAGACTTTCAAAATTCGATGTTCTGCCATAGGTAAAATAATGACTTCCCCTCGCACAAAGGGGGAGTTATTAAGCCAAACCGCAAAGACATACATAGAAGAAGAAGTGCTACGTGCGAAATACGGCGTTATTAAGACGTTTTCAAGCCGTTACACCGACAAAGGTAACCTAGTAGAAGACGAAGCCATAGAAATGGCCTCAAACGCGCTAGAATTAGGTTTCTTATATAAGAACCACGAACACTTTGAAAACGAGTTCTTAACGGGTACGCCAGACGTAAACACGAACGATATACTTTTGGACGTCAAAAGTTCTTGGGATGCTACTACGTTTCCATTTTTTGCTACCGAAATTCCTACAAAGGATTATTACTACCAATTGCAAGGCTACATGGAACTTACGGGTAAAACCGAAGCTTTGTTAGTTTACTGCCTAGTCAACACACCCGCGGATATGATTGAAGACGAGGTGCGTCGCGCTCATTGGAACGCTAGACTTATGGATGAAAGCCAGGAATTACGCGACGAAGTGTTAAAGCGCCATTCGTTTGACCACATACCCGACAATCGCCGTGTAAAGGTCTTTAAAGTAGAAAAAGACGAACAAGTAGTAAACGAAATAAAAGAACGCGTAGAACTATGCCGCGAGTATTTTAACACCTTATATAATTTCCTATGAAACAAGAAGTAGAAGATCAGATAGTAAAAAGCGTGCTTGCAAAGTACGTCGAACGCTCAAACACGGGCCTAAAAAAATACGGAACGCCGCTAACACGAAACGACTTAACACTAGATCAATGGCTAACCCACTTACAAGAAGAACTAATGGACGCCACATTGTACCTAGAGCGCATTAAAAAAGACATAGCGCTACTAGAGGTCGAAGCGTTTAGCAATGGTTACCGAGAGGCTATAAACACGAAACAAAACAAACAAGGATAAGGGGTAAAAATTGCCACATAAGCTAAATTAAAATGTAAACCTATAAGCTTACAAAACAGTTGAAAATTTAAACTTATAAGCTTAAACAACAAGAACAATGAAACAAAAAGAATATAAACCAACCCGCCAAGAAAAAAACCGAAGCGAACTATCGGCATACGGCACAATGATACTGGTAACAGTAATTGCAATTATTTTAGTAATCAATTTAATCTATAATATATAATGGAAACAAAGAACAACGCGGGTGCAATCTTTAAAAACACCTACAAAAAGACGGAAAGCCACCCAGACTACAAAGGAAAATGCGTAGTAAACGGCAAAGAAATGGAAATAGCACTTTGGGTAAAGGACACAAAGACTGGTGAAAAGTTCTTTTCGGCATCATTTAGCGAACCATACGTAGCCCAAGAACCTACAAACCCACCCGTAACACTTAACGACGACTTACCATTTTAAAAAGTTATGAACATTAACGACATAGAATTGCGTAATAAGATGCGCGAGGTTTTAAAGTCGAAAACACGTAACCAAATAGCCGAGGAAATCAAAGAAAAAACGGGTAAGTTTCACCCTTTCCAAATTCAAAATTTCCTAGATGGTAAAGACGTTTCGTTAAGTACGGCGGTAAAGCTAGACGAGTACATAATAAGACACCAACTTTAAACGCTTAACTACTACTAGAGGCCCCTTAATTGGGGCTTTTTTGTTGAAAAATAATTGAAACACGAATATAAAAACGTATACTTTTGGCTTATGGAAATACTAATATATGTTTCGCTAGCGTGGTGGCTTGTCAATTTTGAGCCATTACAGCTACTTTTAGACGCTATCTTTAGCCGTATACCAATTAACAATCTTACAATAGCTATACACGCCGCTTTCGGGTGTCCTAAGTGCGTAGGCTTTTGGACTAGTTGGGCTTTAACTGGTGACTTTTTAACGGCTACGCTTATAAGTTTAACCGCTCATGCTTTAGACCTATGCTTACAGAGGCTCAACAACTAGAGGCTAGCAAATTGCTCGAACAACTTACGCCAACGCGGCTAAGTAAAATGCACCTTAAAAAGCTGCAAAAGATAAAGAACGCCGTAACGGGCCAAAATGACAACCGATGTTTGTGCGCCGCTTCGGATCGCACTAACTTTTATAATGAGTTCCTTGTCTGGTATCAAAAAAATTCTTGACGCGTATATAACCGCGAATTACGACGAGGTTAGGGCATATACTAACCATATGTTGACGCGTTTACGCCACCATAAAAAGCTAGACTTAATAATGGTCAAGGCTGACACCATAATAAACAACGCATATTTGCACGTTGCTAGCATGGACGATCACGAAGCCGACCAAAACACGGTAAAAAGCTACCTACTTAACACAATTAAAATGCAAGTATGGTGGCCTACGTCGGTAAGTAGAAAACAAGACGAGGTGTATAGCCAAGAATACATAGCAAAAGACGAACCCAACGACACCGAAATAGAGCATAAGGTCAAAATAGAAGAACTTATAAACCTACGCAAAGCTTGCATAGCTATTTACTTAGACGAATTGGTTAGCCCCGTGGAAAAAAGGATAGCCGAGGCGTATTTTGAACACCGCCGCCAAACCTCTAGAGAAATGGCCGAGTTCTTCGACATACCTAGGACCTCTGCGTACTACATGATAAAGGCTTTGAAACAAAGAATTAAGGAAATCGAATATAGTTATAGAAATGGAAAAGACCAATAAAATAGCTGCGGGCATTGTTGTTATGTCAATAGGCGTATTAATAGCCCTATGCGAATACCGACACGCTTTGTTTTTAACGGGGTGCTTTATTGCTTTGAGCGGCATAGGAATTATAGTAGAAACCATAGAAAAACACGAAAGATGAAAATTAAAGAAGAATACAAGGGCAAAACAATCATTATTTACGATAGTGTCCTAGGCGAACGCCGAGTAGAAGTAGACAAAATAGACCCTAAGCGCTTCACGTATTACACTACACTAGGTTTGGGCTACCTATTCGAAAAGGAAAACCAAACAATTAGCTACACGGGCATTGATCACGAAGTGGCGCAAGCGGACGCAGTTGAAGAACCGAAGCCAGTTGTTAAGAAAACACGAAAAAGAAGAAAAGATGCCACAACCAATTAAAGGAGAGGGTAAAGAAAAGTACCTAGAACGTTGCATGGCCGCTGAGGAAAGTGTAAATAGCTTCCCAGACAAGTTCGAACGTTACGCTGTATGTAATAGGGTATGGGAAACGCACAAACGCGAGGCCCTAACGCAATACGTTAAGTCACTAAACAAAAAGTAAATGGCTTTTTATCTTATAGACATGGGCGTAAACATGAGCCATATAGGCCACGCCGTAGAAGTCGAACTAAGAAAAGACGAAAACCATATAATTATCTACTTAACAGACATGCCAAACCTACTATGCGTAGAAGAACTAACCGAAGACCAATTTTTAGACCACTATAAAAACACGAATAATGGGAAAGCATAAGTACATAGAAACACCAGAAAAGCTATTAGAAATGTTTTTAGCCTACAAGGACAAAGTACAATCAAACCCAAGGGTAATAGACAAAGCTTTACAAAGCGGTAAAGTAGTTCAAGAAAAACTGCGCGTTCCGTTAACGTACGAAGGCTTCGAAGTATTCGGGTACGAACTAGGCGTAACAATTGACCATTATTTTAGAAATACCAATGGAGCGTACGAAGATTATTGCGGGGTCTGCCAACGTATAAAGAAAGCAATACGCCAGGACCAAATTGAAGGTGGCATGGTTGGCCAGTACAACCCGTCCATAACTCAACGTTTGAATAACCTAACCGAAAAGACGGACGTAACCAGCAACGGCGAAAACATAAACGAAATCAAAATTTCAATTATTAGACCCGACACCAAAGAGCTAGAGTAATGGATCTCAAGTCTACAATAGTTTTTGAACGGAATTACGACGCGCTTTATAATAACGAGGCGCGTTTTATCATTAACGAAGGGGGTAGCCGTTCAAGTAAGACGTATTCACTTTGTCAGCTTATAATGGTGTATTGCTTAC